GAGCCTCCCACCACCAGAAACCGTAGGACTCGTCTACGACTTCCTTCGCCGCGCACCTTTTCCCGTAGTCGTAAAGTTCGCCACAGAGCGAGGAAAGGTCATAGCCTGCCGTCGTAATCGAGACTACGAGCGGCTCGATACGTGCTCCGCTTCCTAGCGTCATCTGGTCATAGAGGTCGCTACTACCCTGATTCCATAACTCGTCGAAGAGCACTAGAGACGGATTAAGTCCAGCCTGCGAGCGGAACTCCGACGAAAGAACGCGGAAGATAGAACCGAAGCGCGGCATTTCGAGCGCGTCTCGATAAACCTTACACTCCTTCGAAAGAATCGGACTCGACTGAATCTGCTGTTTCGCCTCGTTAAAAATAATTCGCGCCTGTTGCCTATCTCCTGCGACGGCGTAAATCTCCGCGCCTGCCTCACCTGCTACGAGTCCATAAACGGCGATAGCCGAACCTAGAAGGCTCTTACCCTGTTTACGAGGAAGTCCGATAAGCGCTCGACGATAACGAAGACGTCCGTTCGGACTCCGCTCGTAGAGAGCGCGAAGTAGCCACTTCTGCCACGCGGTAAAGGCGAGCGGCGCTCCTGCCCTGTTTCCTTTTAGAACCGTGAAATGGTCGAGAGCGAACTGAATTATCTCGTCGCCGTCTGACGGCTTATAGAGGCGTGGCGTATAAAACGTCGGCTTCCACTTACTCGACGGCTCTAGCACGTTTCGCCGCGATACGTTTATGGAGGTCTGCGAACTCACTCGACTTTACTTCTCCTACTCCGAGATTCGCTCTGTCTGTAGGACTGAATCCTATCTGACCTAGCAATTTGGCTATCTGATTATCTAACTCTCTTAATCCTCGACGCTCTCTCCAAGCGTCAGGCTGAGAAAGGACGCGAGCACGTAACTGAACTCTCTCGTCGAGAAGTTCGCAAGCCATAAGGACAAGTTCCGCGTCGATAGAAGGCTTCAGCCACGGCGCTCCTCCCGTCCAGACTGCGTTCCATAAACGAGTGCCGTAAGGCGAAAGTTTCCTATGCGGCTCTGGGATATCTCCGTTCGCGAGTGGGAACGCGATTACGTCAGCCGTAGGAAGTTTCCGCTTCCCTAGATTCCCTAGCCGTACCTTCTGCTCGACAGGCTTAGGACGCCTTCCGCTTCCCTTCCCTCCCACTAGCGGCTCCCTCGAAGGAGCAGGATTCGTGGACACTCATACCCTTCCGTGAAAAACGCCGAAAATCCGTAAAAGCCTTTATTCATAAGGCTCCGAGAATACTTCTTTTTACGCGGCGACGCATAAAGAGACGGGCAGGGGAGGGCAGGGGTAAGTGTTCTAGGAAAAACAGCCACCCGTGCGCGTGTCGAGTCGTGGAGGTCGTGGCTAGTCATTTTCGGTGCTCTCTCGCGCCTCGTCTGGAGTTACAGGAGCGGTGGGCTGGTAGGAGAGGCGAGTTCGGTTCGCCTGTGGCTACGTGGTCTGCTGTAAACGGGTCGTTAGGTCGTGCTCCTTCTCCGCATATCCAGCAGGCGATAGCGGTAGCGCGTACTTCTTTGGCTCGTCGTCGGTAGTCGCCTTTATAGTGGGGTCGTCGTTCGTTGCGTCGTGCTTCGCGTACGGCGGTACATCTATCGCATCTGCTGGAGTTTCGCGTTAGTTCTCCGCAGTTCAGACAAGGCTTCTTAATCATTTCTCTATGATAAAGCCTGAGAACTCTCCGAATCGAAAGAACTCGTAGTAGACGAACGGGAATATGTCGCGGCTTATAGGTCGTTGGATTCCTGAAAGGCTTAGTTCTTTCTGGAGTATCTCGTTCGCGTCTACGCCGCTCGCTACCTTGCCTGCGAGTGTTAGGCGGCGGTAGATAGTGCCGATATAGCGAGAGGCGTCCTCCGTCTTATCGACGACGATTAGAGCGCCTCCAACGTTTAGGCGTTCGTAGAGCAGGCGCAGGAAGGCTTTCCGTTTACCTATCGGGAGGAACATTACGACGAGGAATAGCGTCGCGACGTCGAACGGTTCGTAATCGTATTCGGTTACGTCGGAGAGTTCGAAGCGTCCGTATCCGTCGAAGAGGGTAGCCATATCGGGAGAGTTGTCGATAGAGACGGCTTCGCAATTACGCGCTTTCAGGGAATCGGTTAAGAGGCGCGTTATGTTTCCTGTCGAGGCTCCAATGTCGTAGAGACGTCCGTTCTCAGGGAGATAATGCCGTGCGATATGCGCTACCGCTCCTGCTACGAGGTCATAGAAGGGTAACTGTTCGCGTACGTGCCGCTCGAAGCCTTCCGCTACTTTCGCGTTCTTAAACGTCCAGTCACGCGGTATCTCGAACGTCATTAGGACGCCTTTCTTAGTATCTCGTCGCGGACGGTTTCCGCGATTCGTTTCATCATTAGCGGCGGTACGGAACGTCCGATTCGTTCGGCTCGCTCTCTATAGGTTCCTGTTAGTTCGAAGTCAGCAGGGAAGGAGCATAAGGCGCGGAGTTCTCGAAGGTTAAACTTTCGCGGCTCGAAGGGGTGCGCTACCGACGCGGCTCCTACGACTCCTGCCGTAGCGGTAATCGTTAGGCACGGCTTCGACGGCTGAACGCGTACAAGATTCAGGTACTTACGGGAGACGATTCCTAGACGAAGGTTCTTATATTCGCGTCCTATCGCGTACTTCGAGAAGTCGAGGTTCTCTCCCGTCTCAGGGTCGAGTGCTCCTACGTTCGGCGGTATCGAAACGAATTCGCCTAGAGCGTCTCTAATCGTGTAGCGGTACGGAAGCGGAGCAGGGAAGACAGGCGCTAGTCCTAAGTCTTCTCGTACTCCGACGAAGATAAGACGCTGGCGTTTCTGCGGTACGCCGCATAGAGAGGCGTCTACTATCCGCGCTTCGACGCGATAACCGCAGGAGCGGAGACGGCGAAGAATCTCTTTAAAGTATCCGATAGCGGTTCCGACAGTTAAGCCTTTAACGTTCTCCGCGATAAACGTCTTCGGCTGAATCTCGTTAAGGATTCGAGCGAACTCAAAAAACAGGTCATCAGAACGTTGCGCCGTATCCGAATAGTCGTTTACGTTTCCCCACCCTGCCTCGCGTTTCCCTGACGTCGAGAAGGAGGCGCACGGCGGCGAGCCTTCGAGAAGGTCTACTTCGTCGAGTCCTGCGAGCGCTAGAAGGTGCTTCCCGTTAATGTCGCGGATATCCGCAGGGCTAATCGGTACGCCGTCGTGATTAAGACGGTAGGTATCCCGTGCCGCTTCGACGAATTCGGACGCGGCGCGTATCTCGAAGCCTGCCATTTCTAATCCGAGGCAGGAGCCGCCACAGCCAGAGAAGGTGGAGATAGCGGTAAAGCCGTTCGTACCTCGCGAGCGTCGAACGTCCTCCATAGACGGAAGCACGAAAGGCGGCTTCATTTCGAAGTAGAGCCGCTCCACTCGTAGCCGCATTTCGGGCATTGGTGCTCAGTCTCTAAATCGGTATCGACGGAAGGGAACGCGTCCGTAATGTCGGCGTCGATATCGCTAATAATCTCGTCGAGAACGTCTCCGTCGAAGAGCGTTCCTGAAAGTTCGAGCGGTGTAGCGGCGAGTTCTTCCAGAATCTCTTTAAGAACGTTCGAGTCGTAAGTAGCGAGGTCATTAGCGCGGTTATCCGCGAGCAGAATACGAAGCGCTCTATCGTCGTCGCAGTCGATAAAGCCCACTTCGATATCTTTCCAGCCAAGAAGTTTCGCGGCTTTAAACGTATGATTCCCTGCGAGAATAAAGTTCGTTTCCTGCTGAACGACGAGCGGACGATACTGACCGTTCTCGCGGAGGCTCTCGCTAATCGCGCCTACGTCACCCTGACGAGCGTTCTTCGGGTGCGGCTTTAACTCGTCTACGGATACTCGTTCGTATCTAATTTCCACTTCTCGCTCCTTCGATAGGAGCGAAATGGTATCAGACTTTTAGCCTCTTCAGTAGCGGCACTACCGCTAGACGCCTCGCGGCGTTTCGGCTTCCTGCTTACTTTAAGCCGCAGGCGATAAGGAACTTGTCGCGGTCAAAGCGCGGATTATCTTCCTCGAAGATATCCATAAGGATTTCGACAAGAACGACGATATCCGTTCCCTTCGAAATCGCCTTAGCGATTTTCTCGTAGTGCTTCCTAGTCATACTTCCTCCTCTTCGATTTCCGACGAGCCTCGTCAGGAGCGGCGATACCGCTCTACGCCTTACGGCGTTTCGGCTTAGAACTTTCCCGAACCTAGACAACGGTTACACGTCCAGCCCGTGAACTTCCAATTATCGGAACCGCCAGCACCTCCGCAACGAGGGCATTTATCCTCGTCCTTCCACGTCTGGAGGGATTCGCGGCGAAGGCGAGCGTCGCTACGGCGCGTAAGTTCGTTACGAACGTCCGTAATCTGCTCCCACGTCATTTCGTTAAGAGCAGGAGTCGAGCCGAGAACTTTCTGAATAACCGCGTCGAGCGAACGAACGCGAGCCTCTTCCGCCGCCGCGACGAGTCCGCCGTTTACGAGGTCGAGACGAACCTTCTCGCGAACAGTAGCGAGTTCTTCCGTCTTCTGCTTCTGCTCCTCCGCGAAAACTTCGGCGGCACTTGCGAAAGAGAATCCGAAGCGCTTATTAAATTCGTTCAGACAGTAGAACGTACGTCCGCTCGCCTCGTTCATATCCTTCCAGACAGGTTCGGAGCAGAAGACGTAGCCGCCGTCGTAAAAGCCTTCGCCAGCCTCGACGCTGACGGAGCAGACTGAGCACGTGCCGCGATATCGGTTCCTCATTACTTATCCTCCTTTACGAAGTCGAGTTCGCAACTCGTTACGTACCCGATATCATTAAGAAGTTGGAGCATTTCGTTGCGTCGAGTAGGAAGAAACTTTGACTGAAGCGGTTCGAGATTCTCTGGAGTAATGACTAGAACTCCGTTAATTGCGCGAGCGTTATATTCGTTCTGAAGAAACGTAACGTGCTCTTCCAAAATGCGAAGGCTTGGCTCTGAAATAAAGCGCTCTGCGAGAACTTCGTTCCCTTCTACGAGCATTACGCGCCACGCGTTCCGCTTTACGTTCCGTCCGTGATGCCCTACGGTATTCGTCTTTAAGATTTGGACTCCTCGATAGTTCTTCATTTCCTTCTCCCTCTTAGTTAATCGCCTTAGCGCGATAAGCCAAGTCTACGGTGGCGGATAGCCGTTCGTCCAACACCCTATTTAGGGCATAAAACAGGTGTTTAGTCGTATCTAGGGCTAGTAAGGAGGTCGAAAACGTCCGCCGCCTCTAGGAGCCAGCCGCGAGAAGGATTATCCGAAGAAGCCGCGAAAATCTTCTTCGTCTTCGAGTTAAAGCGCTCCGAATTCAGGCGAAGATATCTCTTTAGGCGTCCTACTTCGATAGCGACGAAGGCGCCTGACTCGCCTTCGAGCGCATAAACGTAAATCCACCATTTAGCCGTCGTTACGTTAAGTCCAGAAGGCTTCCAGACGGATTCGTTTAAATCGAGTTCCTGAAGTGCTCGCATAGGCGCTTGGTGCGTCTCGATTACCATACGTCCGTTGCGGTATCTATCCGTTTTTACTTCGAACGCGCCGCTAGAGAGCGCTCGCAGAAAAGCAGTAACGAACGCTTCGCCTTCTTCTCCGTCTTTTAGGTCACGGACGAAATTAAAGCGCTTCAGGTCGAACGACGGCTGGTAAGCCACTATTCCTGCTCTACTTTTTCCATTTCGAAGAAGCGGTTCGTATGTCGCTCAGGATTTGAGCACGTAGGAGGCGTAGAGACGCGAACGTAAAGCGTAAG